GGTAACCGGAACGCCGAGACCAGTAGCCGTGGCGAGGTTCGACGGCGTGGCCGACGTGCCGATGTAGACGTTGAACACATACCCAGCCAGTTGGGGCAGGACAACGCTAATAGAGCCTGTAGGGCCGGTGACGCTGATCGCGTTCGATACCTGATAAATCTGCTGCTCAACCGAAGTCTGAGCCGGCGAAGCGGTTACGATGATCTGGTAACCGGCATTCGTCGCGAGCGTGCCGCCCGAAGTCGAAGCCGTGCCCTGAATCGCGGCCACGCCCGTGAAAAACGGGATCATGTTCGATTCAACGAAACGCGTGCCGCCGAAGGGCCCAAGCTCGTTATTGTACAGACGGTTGATATCGCTATACGACCAGGCGTTAGCCACAGTCGTATTCTCGCGCATGTCCTGTGCGGACAGCGGGTGAATCAGGCCGATGTAGTGCTGCATGACAGCCGGCGACTTCGACGGATCGCGATACGCGCCCGCTTCGATCATCATGTCTTCCCGTTCGTCACCCATGAAGCGCGGTACGCCGTAGGTCAGGAACGTCCCGACAATACGGTTGTTCTCGTGCGGCGTCATGACATCGGTGGCGAGCAGGTTGGCGCGCGACGTTTTGCCGTTGGCGAAGTTCACCTGAGTGGCCGCCATCAACGTGTTCATCGTGTTGCGTTCGAGCGTTTCCGGCAATTGCAGCGCAACCAGTTCGCATGCCTGCTGGAAGAGAGGATGCTTGATGGTCAGGTTCGCCACGTCGGTGATGATGACGCGATCGCCCCATTGCTGCGCGGTAGCGGAGACCTGTTGCAGCGCCATCGCTTCACCGGGAGGCGCTACGCCTTCCTGCAACGGCGCGAACGGCAACGGGAGACGCTGGTAGCGCGACGCCGTGTAGGTCGTGCCGCGATTCGTGTCGAGCTTGAGCGGCTTTCCGAACTGATATGCGACCAGCTGGCGGCGCGCGAGCGGCTCGACTTCTTCCTGAATGTACGCTTCAACGTCAGCCGTGAAACTGGTTGACTGGTTTGTCACGCCGGGGAACAGCGAGGCCCACATGAGGCCCAGTTTCTTGAGGTAGGACATGGTTTCCTCTCGTGGTTAAATATTCTGATTCTCAAGACGAGCACGAAGCTTGTCTTTATCAGTCGTAGGCCGGCCCCGGCCCTGAACGTCGCTCCGAACCCCCGGAGACCTGCCGCGCGGCACGTCCGGCGTCTTCGATGCCGGTTTTGCCTTCGCTTTGAGTTTGCCTTCCGCGATATCCTTGCCGAGCATATAGAAGTAGACCGCCTCACGCGACGCGTTGCGGCCTTGCGCGCGCTCCTGCTGGATCGCTTCTTCCACGCGCTCCGCGTACTTCGCACGGCGCGGATCGGTCGAATTCTTCGACTCGAACCGCGTGCGGTCGATCATGTCGGCCGCTTCCAGGCGCGCTTGCCGCGCTTCTGCCTTCGATTCACGCAGTGTGCGGTTTGACTGGATCTGCCAGCGTTCCAGTTCCGTCGTTTCCGGATTGCGAAGCCTTTCCTCTTCCCGCTGAAACTCGCTGTCTACCGGAGCGGGCTGGCGAGACTTGACTTCATCCGCATAACGTTTCGCTGCCGAGACTTCAGCTTCCAGCCGAGCCAGACGCTCGCCAGAATCGTCACGACGCGGGGCGGCGCGTGGAGCAGGATCGTCAGGCAGATCAAGGTCAAGATCAAGATCAGGATCATCACCATCGGGATCAGGTGACTCAGAAAGTTCAGGAGGATCAACATTAGTATCATCGTCGTCAACCCCCGGGAGTAGAAGGCCGAGCAGCTTTTTAAGCAGCTTGTTCATTTTTGGTCCTTAAACCATTGCCGCGCCGCCGATGTTCTGGACGGTAGCTGTAGGGGTCGCTCCAACGTTCGTCAACTGAACGAGGAAATCGCGGAATGTAGCGGTGGAAAGCGTCATCGTACCGTTCAGTGTCCAGCCGGTAGCTGTCGTAACCGTAACCGTTTGACTCGTGGAATTCTGAATGCGCAGCCAGATCGTGCTACCTACCTGCGCCTGCTGAGGCGTCAAGGTGGCGAGCAGAACGGCGACAGTCGGAAGAGTGAGCGCCACGCCTGCGCCGGCTGTACCGGTAAGTGCAAGTACCGTGGTTTCCGCAGCCATGATCTGCTGCTGCGTCGCGGTAAAACTGGCGGTATTCGTCGCAGCATTGAACGCGGTCGCCGGCCAGGGGTTCTGGGACAGGATCGCGTTAATCAGGCCGGTTTGATCCGCCAATGCGCCGAGCATCGGCGTAATTACCGGAGTGGCGCCCTGGATCGCAGGGAAAAGAGCGCCGATCATTTCGGCCAGTTTGATTTTTCGCATGATAAGCTCCTGTATAGGCTTTCGCCGGTTATATGCGATTGTTACAAAAAAGTCAACGAACACGGCGAGCTTGCAAAATACCCGTACCTGTCATCGTGCTTACTGTGAAATTCGCCTGGGCAACCAGAAACACTGTCGTCGTGGCGGATACGCTTATCCGTCGGGTTGGCGCGATCAACGTAGGAGCATTACCCGCCGCGAACGTAACCCCCGTTAGCGAAGAGTACGAAGGAACTGGGTCTACGTTCCCAGAAGTAAGAGAAACCCCGGCAAAAAATCCGGCAGCCGCTGGCTGGGTAGTGCCTGCGGCGATAAAAACCATGTTGCCCCATACATTCCAGTCTCCTGCCGTAAGGGAGATGCTGGTGATATTGGTGTTGACACCGGTAGATAGGGATACCGATGTGCCGGTCGCCGTTATGTATTCGCCTACACTACCGACGTTAGCATTGTCGTTCGTGGTCGTGCCAACGATACCCGCCGTTGAGCTGGGCGTAATCGTACCGGTAGCCGTGAGCGTTGATACAGTATTGCCGAACGCCGGATCTGCACCGGTTACACCAATCAGCATCTGCCCGGTTGTGCCAACCGCCGTCTGATTGATCGCTGCTGTACCCTCGCCGATCAGAACGCCGTGCGCCGTCAGCGTCGCGTTTCCGGTGCCTCCACTCGCAACGCCAATAACCGTAGTCGTATCAAGCGTTGTGAAATGCCCCGCTGCGCGAGTCGTACCGCCAATTACCGCACCGTCAATTGTGCCGCCAGTTATCGTCGGACTGTTCCCAAATGCCGGATCCGCTCCGGTCACGCCAATCAGCATCTGGCCGGTCGTGCCGGCGGTCGTGTGGATGGCGGCCGTACCCTCGCCGATCATGACGCCGTGCAGAAGAAGTGAAGCCTGGCCTGTTCCGCCCCCGACGACGCCTAGTGTCTGGAAAGAAGGATCAACCCCCGCGCCGTTCGAAACAAGAGGTTGCGCAGTAGCCCCAGGCGAAGCGAACCCTACATTGCTGGATCCTTCCCCCAGTACTACAGCGTGCGCCGTCAAGGCGTTAACTCCAGTGCCCCCACTTGTTACTCCTACGGGAGTAGTCGCGGTCAACGTCGTGAAAGCGCCGGCAGCCGGCGTTGTCTGCCCAATACTCGCGCCATTGATCGTTCCTGATGCGATATGCGACCCAGTTACCGTTGGGTTCGGATAGTTGCCGCCGAGATCGCCTCCGGCGGGCCCTGTCGGGTCACTCGCCACGCTGTTCAGCGCGATTGTGGTCTGCTGCGCGAGAGAATTGATCGCGGTCTGGATTTCCTCCGGTGGAACATCGGTCCCCGCGCTGCGCACCTTGTAAGGGATAATCTGGAACTGGTCAGCCATGGATAGCCTCTATGCGCTGTTTATGCGTCGGATATCCGTCGGATTTTACATGCAGGTTACTGCGAAACAGGAAAGAGATCAGACCGGCCGCGTGGCCGCGTTCCGCCGCGTAACGATCCGCCTCAAGTTCCTGCGCCTCGCAGAGTTCGAAGAACCCTTTCCATCTGAAAGTCACGAGTCGCGCGAGGCGTTTCCATGCGTGCCGGTGGTGAATGTGCCCCCGCTCGTGCGCAATAATGGCGCACTGCTCCAGATCGGTGAGCCTGTAAAACTCATCACCGAACTGGATAGTGCCCCATAGCGTCGAACGTGCAATCATCGCGGCCCCATCTGCGCGTCCTGAACCGTGTCCGGATGGATCATGCCGGCTGGCCCTTGCGGACGGGGCTGGCCGGGTTGCGCGCCCGGTCGCGGAGTGCCCGCCACGCCGGGGCCCGCGCCACCGGGTATTCCCTGCTGCCCTTGCGGAGGTCCAAGCGCCTTCTGCATTTTCTGGTTCATCGCCTGCTGGTGCGCCTGAATGTGCGCGCGGAACAGGCCGACCGGGTCGCCTGTCAGGGTCGCGCCGCGCATGTGTTCGGCGATGTGCCGCTGATCGTCATCCGCCGGATGCACTTCCGCCGGCAAGCCGTTGTGCATCATCAGGTTCTCGTCACTCGGCTCGACGTGGAACAGGTTGCGCTCATCGATCAGGATACGCGGGCCGACTTCCGGCCCGAAAATCTGCTCTGTGCCCATCTCGAGAATCGGGCCGACGTTGAGCCGCCTGCCGTCCAGCTGCTGCGGAGGAATGCCGCGAAGCACGTTCATCCACGCAATCATTTGTTGCATGCGCTGCATACCGGTCTGGTAGGCCGTGCCGCACCAGCGGAAGAAGTACCGTTCGCTGAACGCCTGAACCGGGATCTCTTCCTGCTTCGCCCGCGCGCCGACTTCGCCCATCGTCACCACGGTCAGTTCCTTGGTGCGGAACTGTCGATCGAGCTCGAACATGCGTTCCAGCAACGGGTTCAGAATGCAGCCCTCGTAACGCTTCGCGTGGTCGATGATGTTGGACTGCTGTTCCTGCGCCTGCGCTGCGGCCTGCGCCTGATTTTTCCGGCCGGCCGGCATCTTGCCGAGCATGGCGTCATTGACCTCCATGCTCTCATTGATCTGCGCCTTGATCGCCTGGCACAAAGCCACGGCGTCTTTATAAATCGCCGGGAACTGTGCGAACTGGGTCGTTTGCGGATTCGTCAACCACACAGCGGCCAGCCCCATCACCATACTCTGGTAATTGGGATTGGCTAATGGATCGGTCATGACGATAGGCAAAAGTGCATACTGCGCGCTGTCCTGCCCCATGTTCCAGTAGTCGTTCAGGTTCCATTGGAGATACTTCACCGGCTCGACGCGCGAGATCCCGTAAATCGTCCCCTGAATCCGCTCCACCGGTGCCGTGATAATCGGGCGTTTCTTCGACCAGAACGGGTTCCGGATGATGCCAAGAATGACTTCCGGGCCGGCGTAGTAGACGAAACAAGGTTCTTTGCCCTTGCCTTCTTCCAGCTCGAGGTTCGTATGGACTTCGTAAATCAGCGCGTACTTGTACGTGCCTTCGGTGCGCACGCCCGCGTCTGCCGTGCGGCGCTTGTTCGGGACTCTCTTCTGACGGCCGCCGTCCGGCTCGTTCAGATTATCCATGATCTCTTTAGCGTTCCAGCCGACGAAAACGCCTTCTTCAATGAACTGCTCGACGGATTCTTTCGACAGGCGCAAGCGTACTGCGGTCGCAGTCGCGCGCTCGATGTCGTTCACGGTCGGTGGGTAGACTGCGAGATCGTCAACCGCCATTGGCGTGATGTCGGGCATCTCATCGACGACTGTTTTTTCCTCGATATCCCACTCTTCCTCGACGGTAACGTCTTCCTCGTCGCCGGCCATCGTCTCGACGATAGGCGGTTTCTTCACCAGTTCGGTGACGCGGCGCGTAGTGCGCATCCAGTCGATATAGAGCAGCCACTGGCCGGAGACGTCTCCGGAGAGCAGATCCGCGCGGACGATATCCTTCAGGTTCGTCTTGCGGATGTAGTGCTCTAGAAGCGCGAGGGTGGGGAAAGGCGTGACGCTAGAGGGCCCCACAGCGTCAACGTGCTTGTAGTTGGCCGGAAAAAGAGTCGCGAGCGTTCGCTTACAGCGTGCGTTGATAGCGTCTCGCACAGCCGGGATGTAACACTGGCTGTTACCTGTGTACTGCTGGTTTTCGTCGGGGCGCGCATTGTACACGTTCCAATATTCTTCAATCCAATCAGATTGTTGCTGTTTATTTTCCCAGCACTTTTGAATTTTAGGATACAACTTGCAGGCTTCGATGTAAGCCTCAGAACCCGTGTCTTCAGCGAAATTCTCTATCTCTTCGCCGGTGCGCTCAGCGTCAATTGCCCGTGCATCGACCGTTTCGATGACGGGCAGGTCTTCGTGCTTTTCTTCTTTCTTTTTACGCGCCATCAGATAGTGTGATACTTCCGTTCAAACACATCTTTCGGATTGAAATATTCGTAACCGTCTTCCTGCGTCACAAGGTAATCGCCAACTTCCGGAATATGCCGCGCAAGCATTGGATCCGTGAACAAACACCACTTGTCTATATCGGCTTCTGCAAACTCGAAATGCCAGCCTTTCTGCTCAGGTGGAAGATCTTTCCCGAATACGGGAATCTTTTTGACGATCTGACGGGCGTAGACGCGAACCGGATTCGCCTCATGTGTGAAGTTCATCCGATCACCTTACCCGCCAGGCGTTTCGCGACGGTCGTCCCAGTGTTGCGCTCTTTCTTCGACGGGGCGGGGCGGTCGTCTTCCTCCGGTTTCTTCGACGTGCGTCCGAAGACCGTATCGGTTTTCCGGCCGCCCCACGGGTTGCCGGAGCGCAATTCGACAGATTCCGACCAGTTGCGCCCGTTGTTGCCGGCGCGGTCCTTTTTCGATACCTTCATGCTGGCCTCTTTTTCGGTGCAATCCTGCGCTTCGCGCCCATCGGAGGAAGCTTCGCGCCCTTGCCGGGGGTTTTGCGCGTGTCGCGCTCCTTACCCTGGCTACCTTCGCTCCTGTGGTGGTCGCGATAGCCCATGGTTAGCCGCCCATCTTGCCTTTGTGCTTCGAGGTGCGCTCGCCGCGTGCCGGCATCTTGCTCTTGCCGGGATCGTCCGTACGGCCGCCCTTTTTCACGGCTTCGGGCGATGCCTTGACACCGGGTGCCGTGTACACCCGGTTCATGCGGCCCTTTTTTCCTTCCATCACAGACCTTTACGACGCATCACTTCGCGCATCGGGCCGCCCTGAAGCTTCTCACCAACGCTGGTTGGCTTGCCGTGCGCGCCGCCCTGCTGCTCGCCCTTGTAGAAGGCAACGGGGTTTTGCGTCGGGGCTTTGGGAACAATGGTACGGGAAACGGCCATGATCATCTCCGAGGAAGAGAAGTGAAATATTGAGCCCCATGGGGGTTTGACGCCAAATGTAACTCATCTGTCAAGGAATTTCCAGCACTGGAGCAGATTACGTACGCCGCCG